TAAAGCTTTCTTCTTAGCAGGTGGACCTGGTTCAGGTAAATCATTTGTTACACAAGCCGCTTTTGCTGGCATAGGATTAAAAATAGTAAACTCGGATACAATCTTTGAAAGAGGATTGTTAAAAGCAAACCTATCTTTAAAAATGCCAGACGAAGAAGAATATTTTAGAAACGTAGTACGAGACAGAGCAAAACTTACAGCAAATACTCAATTAGATACCTATGTAAAAGGAAGATTAGGTCTTGTTATTGACGCAACTGGTCGTGATAAATCTATAATCTCTAGACAACATTCAATGTTAACAGCACTTGGTTATGATTGTTATATGATTTTTGTAAACACAAGTTTAGAGGTTGCAGTAGAAAGAAACAAGAATAGGCCTAGATCAATACCTGAATACATTGTAAAGAATAGTTGGATAAAAGTACAATCTAACATTGGTTCTTTTCAAAGTATATTCAGACCACAAAACTTGTTAATTGTTGATAATAATAGGTCTGAAAAAGAATTAGTAACCAATACAATTGCAACAGCTTCAAAATATATTAGAAGATATATTAATAAAACACCAAATAACTATCTAGCCAAACAGTGGATAGCAAAAGAATTACAAGCAAAGAAAAGAGTATGAAGAATTTTAAAGAATTTACAATACAAGAAAGTATCATAGATATACCTCGTAGAACATATGCGCCAGGTGTATTTGATAAGGCCGATACTAAAGACCCTAAAATGAAACCTAGTGTCAAGAAACAAATACAAGATCAGATTAAAAAATTTGAGGAATATCCTGTGATTAAGATAGCATTAATAGGATCAATTCTAACTAAGCGATATAGAAATGACGCTGATCTAGACATCAATATATTGTTTGATGTACCAAAAAAAGACCAAGAAGAACAAAGATTAACACTATCTAAAAAGTATTTGTCAGCAAGTAATCCTGATAACATACAAGGTAAATTAATACCAGGCACAAAACACCCAATCAATTATTATTTTATTACAGATCAAAAAACATATGACGATCAAAATAAAAAAGCAGACGCAGTGTTTGATATAGAAAACGATGAGTTTATTAAAAGACCAGAAGATTTTTCTTTTGATACAAACTTATATGTAAAAGAATTTGAAAGAAAAGTACAAGAAATAGATGTAGTTAAAGGTGAATTAAAGAGAGATATAATAGATTACCATGAATTAATTGAATTAAAACCAGATGATATTTTAAATCTACAAGAAAAAATTAATGAGAAATTAGAAGAAATAGAAGATAGTATTGAACAGATTGTAAAAGTAGGTGATGGTGTTGACGCAGAAAGAAGATCAGCATTTAATAGTGACATGACACCAGATCAAATAAGAAAATATGGTATTAAAAATAGATTACCTAAAGCAGTTATCTATAAGATGTTGGAAAAATACCATTACTTAAAATTTTATAAGAAGTGTAAAGAAGTTTTAGAAGATGGTAAAGTTACCGATGATGAAATAAAATCTTTAACAAAAGAACAAATAGATGAAATGAATTTAGAATCTGTTGCTAGTGCTTGGAATGATTTAATGAGAAGAACAATCAAAGCACCAAGAATGAAAGCAGGTGTAGATTTATATCTTAAATATTTAAGACAAGGTATGAAAGACGCCAAGAACAAGGCGGCTCAACATGCTGGTATAGATTATAATGAATTTGGTAAAGCAGTTAGAGACGCTGGCTTACCAGAGTCCGTACATGAGGCAGTTAGAAGAAGAAAATCAATGGCATTTACTTTTGGTAGATTTAATCCACCAACTATTGGCCATGAAAAACTTATTAGAAAAGTTAAATCAGTAAGAGCAAACGACCATAAAATTTATTTAAGTAGAAGTGAAGACAGTAAAAAGAATCCATTATCTGCTAGTCAGAAATTATCATATATGAAAAAGATGTTTCCTGCTCATGCAAGAAATATAGAAATTAATAAAACAAATATGATATTAGATATTGCTACTAATCTACATAACAAAGGTTATACAGAAATCTTTATGGTAGTAGGTAGTGATAGAGTAAGAGAATTTGAAACTATACTAAACAAGTATAACGATGTGAGATCAAGACATGGTTATTATAACTTTGATAACATTAATGTGTTGTCAGCTGGTGAAAGGGATCCAGACGCAGACGGAGCTTCAGGTATGAGTGCAAGTAAAATGAGAGCGGCGGCTGTTAAGGGAGATTTAGAAGGATTTAAAAGAGGGTTACCTAATGGTGTGGACGCAAGCCATTTAATGAAAGATGTTAGAAAAGGTATGAGACTAGGTGCTATTCCAGAAAGTTCAGTTAATATTCATTTAGGTGGTGGCAAAAAACCAATGTTAAGCATAGAAGAATTTGGACAACAACAGATAAGAGACCTCTATTTAAGAGATATGATATTCAATATAGGAGAAAAGGTAGACTACACCAAACAAGATATACAAGGAACAGTTAAGAGAAAAGGTACAAATTATATTGTACTAGAAGATAATAAAAACAATTTACACAAAGCCTGGATATGGGATTGTATACCAATCGCCAGTGATAAAGAGGTTGCAGTTAGAGAACATAATTTAAATGTAGACTATGGTTTTGAGGCTGTATCTGAAAAGAAATATAAACAAAAATTTGAAGAATATAAGAAAGATATTGTTAAGAAATTAGAAAAAGAATCTTTTGAGATAGGTGCTGACTATGCCAACCATACAAAAGATGTAACTCCTGGTGAAACACCAGAGGCAACGCCTGTGGACGCTAAGAAAAGAGGCTATCCTACACAACCTGGCTTGGAAAATACCAAAATATTAGAGAAAGATGTAAATAAATGGGCTTCTTCAAGTGATACAATAGATAAATATAAACAGAGATTTAAGGAGGAGTGGAAAATCAAGTTGGATCAAACGATAGCGAAGATGATACAAGATTTATAAACACAATTAAAAAGAGAAATGAAAGATTTTAGTACATATAGAAAAACAATGGCTGTGGCCTACGGAGAGGTACCAAACATATTAGAGAGTACTCTAATGGGTGTCTTATCTGATAAGCAGATACAGAATTTAAAAAACACATGGGCTATGAAGACTATGAAAGATGTAACTCCTGGAGTTAAGTCTATTCTTAAAAAAATGGATATGCCTACTAAAGTTGCAATTGCAGCTGCTAAAATTAACATACTTAAAGACATAGTATTCAAAGAAGAATCAGACGAAGACATTATTAAATTCATGGAGGCTATTGATGAACAAGCAGATATAGAAGAAGGTAGAATTAAAGATATATTCACAGCAAATCAAGAAGGCGATAGTATTGAGAAGATTGCTAAGAGATTAAAACTTTCAGTTAAAACTGTTAGAGATATATTAGGAGAAGAAGTATTAGAAGATATGTTATATGAAGTGGCTGATTCACTAACACCAATGATGTTAAAGGTTCTTAAAAAAGAATACGAACCATTTAGAGGTAGAAAGATTTCAGCTGCTAGAGCAAAACAGTTAATGAATATATTAGATAAATTTAATGATAAAAATTTAGAAATTCTAAAAAAACATAACATACCTTTTGTTTCAGGTGGTGCAATGTCAAAACTTATGGTTAGAAAAATGAAATGGAAAACAACAAGTGTAAATCCATTTAAAGAAGAAGACGATCAGATTAATTGGGCAGGTAAATTAGATGAAGCAAACATAGTTTTTAGAGCAAAAGCAACAGATGGTGGTTATTTTCTAGTATTAAAGCGTGATACTTCTGGTATGAGTGGTAGCCAAGATAAATTTTTAATGCGTCATTTGAAAAACGGTAAAGTTAAAGAATTAGGTTCTCATCCATCGTTAGATGGTGCAAAAACTTTTGGTAAGAATAGGGGTATTATTGAAGAAGTTGAATTAGAAGAAAAGAAAAAGGTTAAAGAATTAGACCTACATTTAAAGACTTTGTCCAAAAACGATCAAAAACTACCAGAACCAGAAGGCAAAAAAATTGCTACAGAAGAAACTCTAGTAGAATATACTGACAAACAAATCAAGATGGCATTTGGTATATTAAATGACCCTAGATACAAAGGTGGTAATTATTCAGGTGCTTATAAGGCAATTGAAAAACTTGCAAAAGGTTTAGCAAATCATCCAAGTGTTGCTAAGGCATTGAAAAGAGCCAATGAATCAATAGATACAGGTAAAACATTTGAACAATTAAAAAGTGAAGTTGAACCTAAAGGAAAAGATTTAGAAGAAAAAGATGGTGCTAATACATCATCTAAAAAAGGTAGTGTTTGGAAAAAAGCAATGAAGGCTGCTATGAAAAGAAACTACATGAGAAAAGCAGAACATGAACCTAAAGGAAAAGAATTAGAAGAAGGCAAATCAGATTTTAGAATTTCTTATAGTGATAAGTATGGTAAACATGCTGGCTTTGAAGATGGAGAAACTTTACAAGATATACAAAACAAGGCACAAAAATTAAGAGCTAAAGGTTTTAAAATAGATAAAATGGGTAGAAATACCTCACCTATTAAAGAAAGATTATGGCTAAAACACAAAAGAGGAGATAAAAACTAATGAATTATTTAAAAAATAAACCAAACAGTTTAGAGGATATGGCAAAACAAATGAATATCCACACAAACGAATCTGGTTATAAAGAAATGTTCAAAAAAGAATTGGACAAAACTGGTAGAGCCGGTGTTGGTGCTATGACGCCTAAAGAAAAGACAGAGTTCTTTAGTAAGATTGACAGTAAACAAACAGTTAAAGAAAATGTTGATTGGAAAAAGGCGGCTGAAACTACAGAAAAATTAGAACAAGACGCTAAGTATTTTAAAACGGAAGACAGTAAAAAAATACCACCAATAGCAAAAGATAATAAACCTGGTGTTAAGATTGCTAAGATTAGAGCAATTAAAGATGGTGGCGATAGTAAAGAAGGTGGAACTGAAGCCGATATGATTAAACTTAAAGGTCAAGTTGAATTATTAAAACAGAAATTAGAAAATGAAAAACATAAGGCTGTTAAGCCAATGCCTAATAAAGAAACAGGAGAAGTTCCTTTATCAGTTGGTATTGCATACAAACATTTAAGAGATAAAATGAAAACTGAAGCTATGGTTAAACGTACAGTTAAAACTGATACAGAAGCCATGCCATCTAATGTGCCTTTAGATACAACAGAGAGAGATAAGAAATTAGCTAACCCAAAAGGTAAAACTATGACTGGCGAACCAAAATCTCCTGTTGAAATGAATCCAAAAATAAATCACTCATTTTAAAAAGGGTAAGTATTGCTATGGCAAAACAACTACCTAGAATATATTGTGACATGGACGGTGTCATTGCAGATTTTATGACTGCTGCTAAGAAGGCCACAGGAACTACATTTAATCAATCTGATTCGGATAAACATTGGGATATAATTAAAAAAACTCCTAAATTTTGGTCAGATATGCCTTGGCAGCCAGGAGGTAGACAGTTATGGAGTTTTATATCAAGGTATAAACCACATATCTTATCTGCTTTTTCACCAAATGATCCTAATTGTAAACCAGGTAAAATAAAATGGTTAAAAAAAAATGTTGGCATATCCAACATGAACAGAATTAACTTGGTAAGACGAATACAAAAGCAGAGCTTCGCAAAGTCACAAGGCCAACCTGCTGTATTAATAGATGATTTTAAGAAAAACGTAGACCAATTCACACAAAGAGGTGGTATAGGAATCTACCATACCAACACCACATCCACAATCCGACAGTTAAAGTCGTTAGGTTTCTAGCCTACTTTTCTTATAAATAGTATAAGTTATAACAATAAAGTAAATTTAAATTTAAAGGAGAGAATTATGTCTTTATGGGGAAACGATATTAAGCCCAAAAATTTGACCGAGGCTGAGAAGAAGGAAGTATACGCTACTGCTTCAGGCTGGGTTAGAGAATCGGGTTCTGTATGGTCAGGAAATGACAATACAAATGCAACACCAGAAGTTTTAGTTTCAGTGGGACAGTTAGCTACGGCTATGGGATCTGCTGACATAACTGAAATAGAATGGATTACAACAGCTGCTGATGTATCAGCAGGTTACTCTATGTCTGTCAGAGTTAGATTTAACGAAGACGTGACAGTAACAGGTGCTCCATATGTTGCAGTACAAAATGGAAACCAAGGTACTGGCTCAGGCCGTGGACCTCACAACCTAGCTTATGCTAGTGGTACAGATACAAACGAACTAGTTTTTGCATTGGTAATACCTGCTGGCAACGCTGCCACAGCTGCTAACGATGTATTAACAGTAGGCGCAAACGCAATGAACTTAAACGGCGGTACAGTTAAGGATAGAAATACATCCACTAACTCTACTATTACTAGCTCTGCTGGTATAGGTACAGCTGCTGGATCATTAACGGTTGTTGCTTAATAAATAAACAGATTTGACTACAATTGGTATAATACCAATGGTCTCTAACAAGAAGGAGCTCCACTTACGCCATCTTTTATTGGAAAGTGTAGAACTTTATATTATAAACTTATAAGAAAACAATTAAAAGGAGAAAAACAATGGCAAGTATAACTAATATAAGATTTGGGGAAACTCAAACAGTTTCACCTAGCGGTGGAACAATATGGGCTTATGTATTGTTTGATGAAGACGTTAAAGTAACAGGAGAACCAATATTAAAACTAATTAACGATAATGCTGGTGGTGACTGGGGCAATGGTCTTGGAAGAACAGCACAAATGTTGCACAAGGATAAAGATCATAGCACATTTGATGAACTTCATTTTTCAGCCACTTACGGTGCAGACACAGATACTATGGATACCGATCAAACACCAGGCGATATTTTGACTATAGGGGCTAACGCATTAGACCTAAATGGTGGAACTATCAACGATGGTGCCGGTGAAGCTGCTGATATAACTAACACACCTCAAGCTGGGGCTGAAATTAAATTTGAAAATTAATACGTAGTCTAAAAGAATTATAGGTGTCCGAAAGGACACCTATATAATATAATATAATAATTGATGTAGGCAATTACCTACAGTAGCATTCCCGAAAAGGGTTTTAAAAGGAGAAAAAATGGCAGACAAAAAAGTAACACAGCTTACCGATTTAGGTAACGCTCTAGATACAGCAGATTTATTTCACGTAATTGATGACCCAAGTGGTACACCTATTAACAAAAAAATATCAGCTGAAGATGTATTCAACAATATTCCAAGTTGGATAGCTCTTAAACAAACAGCACAAACAATAACAGCAACTGGCTCGTCTCAAGCGGCGAACTTAACAACTGCTGTGACATTGATTGACGCTACTTCAAACACAGCACCAACCTCATTAGCGGCTGCTTCTACAGATGGACAAGTTAAAACAATTTTAAATTCGTCTACAGGTGGAACAAATGCAGTGGCAATAACACCAGCAAACTTTAAACAAGGTACAACGGTTACATTAAATGCTCCAGGTGAGTCAGTAACTATGATGTACAAGTCTAGTTTTTGGTATGTAATTGGCGGTAGTGGTCACGTAGTAGCTTAATATATAATTAATAGGAGATATATTATGGTAATTGATGAAAAAGTATTAACAGAGGAAAAGGAATTATTAATTAAAGAATTTAATGATCTTTCCGCTAAAATTAAACAAGTTGAGTTGAATGTTGGCCAAATGAAAGCAAATTTAAATGCAATCAATGGTGCTATACAACAAACAGAAAAACTATTGAAAAAAGCAAACCCACAAGAAAGTGGATATGAAAGTTTGAATAAGGTAAAAACAAATGAAGAAATTTAAATCATTTATAAAAGAAGAAGATTTAAAAGATTTTGAGGAAGATGTATTAGCAGATAAAAAACCTGTTGAAACATCAACTAAAGAAACAGATAAAAAGGAAGAAACAAAAGATGAAAACATTTAAGAAGTACTTAAACGAGAAGTTGGCACCTGGTGTTGGAACTCCTGAAGTTAATGCCGTAGAAGACGGCGCTATCGGTGTTCACAA